ATTGGAACATTGATTTCAACTTCTTTCATGTTCTCAATATTATTTGGCTGAACAATTCGCATTACCTTATGTGCTTTATAAACACTTTGACTAAAATCTTTTACAACTTGCCCTAATTGTTTTAGAGATGGTTCGATACTACTTTTGAGCCATTGCTTAACTCTACGAGTCCCATACTCATCCAATGCAAGAAGACCACGATAAGTTTCAACATCTTTATCAGATGATCCCATTGAAGTACCATATATACCAGCAAGATATTCCATATCCTGTTTTCCACCCTGTACAATCTGATAAAAAGCCGCTGATAATTGTGCAGGCATGACTTCCTTTGGCGATTCAAAACCTTGATTAACTGGCAATAATGCGCCAGGGGCGGTTGCAAATTTCTCCCAATAAGCAGTATCAATAGATCCTTCTTGGTACATCCATCTTAGTGAACTCCCAAGTGAGGCGTTGTGTATCATAAGCTGATGGGCTTTGTTGATTTCTTGCTGTTTACCAACCAGGGGTGCAACTGCGCTCATAGCGAAAGGAGTTCCTGTCCATTTGTACATAAAAGGAACTAATGGATAATGCTCTGTAGGGAGAATATTCTCAGATAGAGTTATATCCCCTGCGACTTTTAATAGTTTTATTTCTGTTTTATAAAAGAATACATGATCTACAATCATTTTAGAAAACTCTGGATCTTTCTTAATAACATCGTATTCTTCAGCAGTTACAACCTTATTTTCTATAATAGACATAGATTTTTGAGCCTGCGCCATCATTTCTTGACTTAATTGAGCGAGCTTTGCTTCATTGTCTTTTTGAGCTTTCTGGAGTTCTAACTCCATACGTTGAGGAAGAATATCACCTTTTTGAACGCCTTCCTGTAATTTTTTTTGTAACTCTTGCATTTCTACTTGCATTTCTGCATTTGCTTCAGCAAGTTGAGTATCTACCTGTTTTTTAATTTGCTCTACTTCTTCCTGACTAGGAATCTTTTGGTAAAATACATTACACCATTTTCTTTTATCTCTTTCATATACTTCAAAATATTCTACAAGAGGGCTTTCTTTCCCTTCTTCATCATATCCAGTTGTAATTTCCTTATACTGGAAATCAGCAGAGAATTCTGGTTTATCTGTATAATTATAATCAGTAGACGCATTAGAAGACGATTTCATAATTTTCGCCTTACTTTCAGGATACAGTTTGATTAATTGAGCCTTTGGAAGAACTTTCCTAATAATTATATGACTAGCATCCCTGAATAAAGGATCTCGGGATTTAGGATCTATGTAAACATCGAAAGGATCAGGTTGTTGAATAATGACTTCACCCATGCCATTATCCATATTTGGATCAACACAAACCTGTAAATAACCTGTGGATTTTGTAACTGCATCATTTATAACATTTGAATAAAGAGTTTGGCACTCAGAAAGGTTCCATATATAATCAGCAACGTCAGAAAAGACTGCTGCTACATCACTATCAGATTGTTCTGTTCCTACAGCTTGCCACCTCGGTGTGTTAGACGTAGCATAATAATTAAGCATTTCAACCACAGGAATAATGCGATTAACCGTAAACGTAGGCATACCTTGCTCACGCAAAGTTTCAACATCCTCTGAAGATATCTGATTATCGAGATAAAAGTCGTGACCCTCTTGATTGATGACTTCCCAGTCTTGTCTTCGAGAATCATTGACCGCATTAAAAAGCTTTCTTACTCTGTTAGCTCTTTTGTCCTCTTTTTTAGCCATCTAAGCTAATACCCAGTTTTTTGGACGAGTTTTGGAATTACGGCTGTAAATACCGTTTTCTAATGTGAGACTCTGTGGAGGAGTTGCATACTTACAAGCATACGCAAGCGCATCTATTGTATCATCATGCGCCATACGGTTCCCAAATGTAACAATTTCATGGTGTAAATCGTAATGATTTTTTTTCATATATATTTGACCTATAGCAAACCTTTGTTGAAGGACTTCTTGAATCCTGTCTCTCTTGTGCATTCTTGTCCCAGGTTTTTCTTCTTTCCACTTAACTGAAAAATCATTTCTTCTCATAGCTTCAGATCTCAATGACTGGAAAATAGGCCTAGACATAGTTGTTTCTTCCACCACCTGAAGTAAAGGATGATATTTATGTGCATAATCATACATATAGTCAACAATCCCTGGCTTATTCTCACCAACGATAGACATTACAGTAAGACTACGTTCCCTGATATAATCTATAACATAAATAGAATTATTCATATCAACTGCAATTACAATTATTACACTATAGTCTGATCCTCTTCTATCTACATCGGTAGCTGGATCAACTCCAACAAATGTCTGCACAGGTTTTAATTGGTCATCATGCCATATATAACCAATCTGATGTTCATCGTTCCATTCGTAATGCCCTTCCCAATATTTAATATGTCTTGAGTTAAATATAGAATCTTCCTCACTTTGTACTTCCATCATGTATTCTTGATAGTATTTATGTGGCATACCACTATCTCTATAGAATATCTTTTTCTCTTCAAGTTTTGTTTTAGGAAACCAACTATCCCATAATACATTACCTTTATTGTCTATAACCTTATATAACCTAACTTTCCAAGCAAAATCCTTTTTATCTTTCTTAGCTTTTTCACTATTTGTTATAAGATTATTAATAAAAGAGTCATAGTGAACAGGAGTACCATTGATACGCAAGCGGCCAGTATGAGGCTCCAAAGCAGGATAAACAACCGCAGTGATAAGGTTTCCGTTTTTAGCTCTAGCTTCTGGAGTAAGTGTATTATTCTCATCTTCGAAGTCATCCAATATAATAAGATCGTATCGTTTATGAAGTTTGGCTCCACCACGAATACCCGATACATTTGATTTCGATAGGAGTTTACATCCGTTTTTTAATTCTATATCTTCTTCAGTCCATTTACGACCCTTTTGGTCACCAAAGTAATATAAGAGTTTCTCATTGAACTCAAGGTGAGTCTTAACATAGTCCATATTACCAGCGGCAAGTTTCTGAGTAGCAGATACCCAACCATAAAATAAAGGATCATCTTTAGTTGCGAAACAAAAAGACCAAAGAAGATCACATTTTGTAAGTACAGTTTTACCATGACCACGAGGCATAATAACAGCTAACTGTTTTAAATCATGGTTCATAATATCATCACTTATTTCATAATGAAACCAAGGAGTTTCGCTTCGCAGAAAGTCATCAGGCAAAAAAAGTTTTCCAAAAGAGAGCATATCCTTCTTAGCCATCATAAGAGCTTCTTCAGCCTTGGATACGTTTTGAGTATTAATATTCATTATTTACCATTTTTCACTATATCCCTTATCACGCATCTCCCCTTTTATCTCTTATGCGCCTTCCACCACTGTACCCTGGCCTATTCATATAGTTCATCTGCCGTTCAAATGCATCTTGGGCTTCAACTACATTACCTTCTGCGCTAATTATTCCGTCAAATTTTTTACTTTTTATTCTCTTTTTATATAAAGGTTTCCCTGGTCTAACACCAGCCATAATTGCTTTCTTTTGAAGTTTTGGAATTTTGTCCAATTTTTTCTTTGCTTCATCAAGTTTCTCAAGAAAATTATAATCATTTAGGCCAGGCATATCAAATTTCCACCCAAGATATTTTAATCTCTCAATTTCGTCGCCTTTCAATGGACGTTTTTTTTCTTTATTGAGTATCTTTAGTATTTCTTTAGTACCTTGCGGATTCGTAAATCTTAATTGTGAATTTAGATTATACCAAGGAGCATCATCAGCATATGCGCGCTTCATACCTCCTTTATGTAATTTAGCCGCCCTATCCCTTCTTCTATCAGTGACTTTATCAATTTGTTTTTTTACCTTTGGAATCATAACATCTATAATATCATTTCCAAAAGCATCTTTAGGGAATTTTTTAATACGACCAAAAGAATAAAGAAAATTTTCTAGCTTATCCAAAGGATTGAAATCTTTAGGCTTTTTTGCATACTGAAGCATACTTTGAGGCAGTCCCTTTTTAAATATAATCTCTTCAGCCTCATCTTGAAATGGGCCAATGATTCCTTTCTCCTTAAAATATTTATTAGGAACCCTGAATTTTAATACTTCTCCTAATTTTGCACCTCCAAATCTTAAAGATGGGTCAGTAGCATAATCTGTGGCAATACTTGGATTTCTAGTAGTATGAAGAACTTCATCATATAATTTACTTCCTTTGATATTCTTGCCTTCATCAACAAGATGCTTTCGCACACCTCTCCAAACTGGAGTAGTAGTAGCTCTACTATAAATATCCTTAACTCCCTTAACTGCCCCAACTCCAGTTCCAGCAATTACTGGCAATGTCCATAATAAATCATTAAGATTCGGATCTTTACCTCTTTCACCCCATCCCTGGACTCCAGTACCAAATTCAAGATAAGGGAGTATAGCTTTTTTTCTTGCCTGAAGAGTGGCTGGATCTTTTGTAAGATAATTTGATTCAGCCTTAGATTTTACTCTCTGCTGTTTTGCTTTAGACTTAGATTCAGCCCTATGTTGTTCTGGTGTTAAACCACCACTTAATTTTTCATAAAGATTCATTTACTTATTTCTCATTACTAAATCAATATAAATTTTTAAATCAGACTTAATCTCTGCGTTCCACTTTTTTATCTTGCCAAGTTCCTGCATAATTATATCCAATCTGTGTTGCAAGTTTTCATGTTTTTCATCAAATCTTTTTAGAGTATCTTCAACTTTTT